ACACCTTCATAATCACGACTAGCATCACCTGTCTTTATCTCTGTTCCACCATAAATTATTTTTGCTATAAAGGCGGCAGGACCTCCATCATTTGTAGTTACGATTCTTAAACTTGCCAATTGATTTGGTAAGTCGAATGTTTGTGCTACTCTCCAATCATCTCCTGAACCTATGAAAGTTTCATTACCATCATCAGTAGTTGCAAATAAATCAAATTGATTATCAACCTGTAAAGTAATAAAGTTTTCATCACCCATTCCGTGATAAGGACTTACTCTAAATTCTCTTTCTCCTGCTCTAATATCCGAACCATCAGGATTTTTTAATGGTATCTCATCAACAACAATTAAATCTTCGTTTTGACTAAATGTTTCATCGACCACATATGCATCTCGAATTGTAAGAATACCACGATTTCTTACCATCACACCATCAACGACTTCTCCTGCCATTGTCGGTACAAAACCTTCATCTTCTGAAGTAAGAGTTGCTTGAACTCTGTTGTTACTAATAAATGTTATTAAACCTGATGTTGGTGAATCTGTTTCCTCTGCCCTCTCATCAACTATAAATGGTGTTGGGGCTCCATTTAAACTTCCAGCTTCTACCTGAACATTTGTAATCCAACGAGTACCTGTATCAGTAGATGAATTGGTCATACCTAAATTTAATTTTATAGTTCCATTAGAATTTTCAGGTATTGTAATTACTTTATAATACTGATTCCATTGTTTATCATCTATTATTTTAACACTTGATATTTGCCTATCAGTATCATTGAAATTTGTAAAGGTATTATTATTTTCAATACCACCAGTAAGTAATTGTTTTTGTGAATCAGGCCAATTGTCTGTCCAATAAGCCCAACAACTAATTATATAATTTTCACCAGGAATACCATCTAATAAAAGTGTGTAATTATTTCGTGAACCATCGGATTCAGTTTGTAGAATATATTTACTATTACCAGGATTTTCAACATTATTTGGAAAGTCGTGATTACCTGAAGTTTGTCCCACTTCTTTAATTCCATCACCATTTGAAAAGTCACCATTTGTAACTAAGTTTGGTGTTATTGGTAAAGTTACCAAATCAACTACTGGTGTATAATTTGTTATTTCTTGTCTTGTTTCTTCATAATCTATTACAAATGCTTCTCTTATTTTTAGAGTTCCACCGACCATTGATTGGTCGAGTTGTAAATTACTATTATTGATAGTTGCAACTTTTCCATCATCACTAAATGTAATATGTGATTCACCATTAACATCAGAAAAGGATAAACAAGTAAAACCTAATAATCGAAATTTTTCAAACCAATCTAAATCAACAATAGCTGGATTTGGACGAATTCTAATTTCTGTTCTTGATGGGGAAATTTCTTGTAACCAATATTTGTCCTCTTGTACTAACAACTCGATTAATTCACCATTATCGTCAATTATTGGTATGTTAGAATCTGGTGTAGGTGAATGACTGGCAAATATCCTACCATCTGGCTCAATTACATATTGACCAGTATAGATACTTTTATCTGATTTTTTTGTCAATACTACATTATCAGAACCACCTATTCTTCTTAAAAAATTATACTTTAATTGATAATTACCTCGTTCAAAACCAAGATTTCTAACATGAGCTCCTACATCCAAACTTGTTGGTAATGGAAATTCAAGTTCACCTGATGCTAAATAATTATCCTCCATATCATAGACACAATACTCAATTATATCATTAGGTGAAGTTCCAAAAGGCACAACAGGATCACCATCGTGTAATCCATCAATAGCTATTAATGGTAAATCTTGTTCATTTAATCTCGATAATTTTCCTGATTGTGGATCAAGTGTTAGTTTTTTCTTTGCCATTAGAATTCCGTAAATTCTCGTTTGATTACTTTATTAATTTCTTCTGTTTTTTCGTATTTAAAATATTGTTCTGTCCAAGATATCGTATAATTTTCAGGATAACTTGATTCATCAGTTCCTTGACCTGGTATTATTTTTTCGAATAATAAAATTTTTTTAGAATTTTTATCTCTTAAAATACCATCTGTAACTAATCCATTTTCGGTTTTCTCATTTATCATATCCAAGTAACTTGACTCATCTTTACTCGTCAACTCTTGATAAAAAGGAAGTTCGTCTAATTCATTTTTAGTATATGGCATTATCCCATCTCCCTACCAAAAAAGTCATAATTTAATTTTATATATTTTTCCCATTCTGCTGGAACTTCACTTTCTTCGAAAATTGCTTCCACAGGACATTCAGGTTCACATGCACCACAATCAATACACTCATCAGGATCGATATAAAGTGAATCAGTTTCTTTTGGGACAAACCCATCTACTTTTGCTTCTTCACCTCTACCCTCTTTGTCGTATGGGCCGTGGATACAATCTACTGGACAAACCTCAACACATGCTGTGTCACAAGTTCCTACACATGGTTCTGCTATTATGTATGGCATTTTTTCTCCTTTACCTTACTACTTTGAATGAATGTTTCTCATCATAAAATTCTACCGTTTCATCTGATGTTCCACTTCCACTTACAATTTTATACTCTACTCTGTAAAACCTTTCTGCCTGTAATCCATCCATCCACAAATTAAAATAGTTTCCTGTTGAATCACAACTTAATTTTGTACCATCACCAAATGGAACAATAATATCTTCTGTATATGCATCTCTTATTTGGTAGTATGAACTTCCACTCGGTAGATATTTTACGGTTGTATATCCTGTACTATATCCACTTGTTGAATATGATTTTTCAGGATATCTTTCTCTACCCGTAACTCTAAATTTTACCTTTGATTTTTCTCTGTATTCAGGTCTTAATCCTCTCATATACAAAACCATATCATTTAAATTATCGGATGAAAGTGCTGATAAAGAACCAGTTGTCCAAGAAGAATCATCCCAAACTACTTCTAACTTTGGTGGAAAAACCGTATGAGTTTCTCTACTAAAAAATTTAAAATTACCTAAGTGATCAGTATTACCTTCGGCCAAACTTGAATCAGTATTTCCCATACTACCACTTCTTTTTAGTATAAATCCTTCATTTGTAATTTTAGTACTACCACCTAACCAACTATTAACAATGTTAGTAACATCCATTCTAAGGTCGGCTGCTTCATGATTAAATGATTGTGATGCCTCATATCCACTACCACTATACCAAGTTCCACCACCACCCGATAGGGAAATGGTTTCATCTGTTCCACCTTCTAATGCATTATCTCCACTTCCAAAAACAAATAATCCAGATGAAGATGCTGCTGCGTAGTTTGATGTAGTTCCTCTAGCACTTCCTGATAATATTATTTGTCCCCCACCTTCAACAGATAAATCTACACTTGCTGAAATTGACAATCCATGTAATGAACTACTATCGTTTATTGCTCCTGCTAAATTTTGTAACGAACTACCAGTTGTTGATGCAGATACAATATATAATTCTGATGCTGAATTATCAAAATTAGTTCCATCATTTACAAACATAAAATCAACACTACCAATAGTCAATTCTTGATTTATATAATTTCCATCACTAATAGAAAGTGTTCCACTTGCAAAAGTACTACCTTGTAATGTTGAATAACTACCAAACCAAGCAGTTTCGGTTGGTGAACCATCTCTGTATTTCCAATTTGCACCATTTCCAATTCTTGGATATGAATCACTTCTACCAGAACCCATCTCCCAAGATTGACTTACAGGATATGCCCACAACATATCATCTGTAGCTAACGCTTCTGAATTAGCATCATATAAGTTTAAAAAGAATCTTGGACTTGTTATTAAACCATTTACAATAGACTCTGAAATATAGGATAAATCAAATTTTAAAAGTGCTCGAGAAACATAAGTAATAGTACCATCAGGATTTATGTCCTTTCGTACCTCAAGTATCTCATCCAATCCTGAGTTCAAACTCTGACTAGCTTCGTATATTGTTGTGTCTTTTGTTGCGAATTCAAAATAATGCATTATAAGTCTCCCATCACCCTACCCCTAATATCGGTATCAGGATATTTAATTTCAAATATTGCAGGATCCACAGATGGATAAACTACACTATTAAATGTTGCAGAAGCTACATCATATATGTTATCAGAATAAGTAAGATTGTTTATTGTACCAAACTTATTATGTATCTGAATTAATTCTGTACTATCCTCTCTTGGTTTTACTACGGTTGCAACTCCCTCAACTCCAAGTATTTCAGATACAACATCGGCTAAAATAATTGGTTGGTTTATTTGCCACTTATCTATTTGAAAATATTTTTTTAATTGTGTTACACATGCTAAAAGTACTTCGTGTTTATTAAATCCTCGTTTTGTATATATGGCAAAATCAAGACCTATATTACAAATCCAAGCATCTTTTAATTGTATTGCATCTGTCATCATTCTATACTGACTTAAATAGACTTGTATATTTTCTTTTACGGCTTGATTTAATTGAATTAATTTTTTGTTGTTGTCATATCCCAACATATACATATTCAATGCTAATGGATTTGCCTGATATGTTGGATCTCCTTCATTTTGTTCATTCCCAGCCACTTGTTCGTCTTGTAACATAAATACTTTTGCAATATTACCATATTTTGGTGGTAAAGAATAAACACGAGTTATAAAATCATCTTTAGTTACTGCCCTTCCTTGTGCCTGAAAATATGCTGTTGCATTTATTCTAACATTCTCAAGTGTTTCTGCTCCACCACCTCCTGTCGCTGGATTTACATTAATAGCTGCTACAGAATTTAATGATTGTAATCTTAAATTGTCATTTAATGAAACTGAGGTATCCGTTTCTGCAGTTTGTTTTGTAATATTTATAATCTGATTGGATGCTACATTGTCATCAATACCACCACCATATGAATACTTTATCGTAAGAGTGGTATTGGTTGGACATTGACCGTAAGTGTCGGTATTTAAAAAGTTTGCAGGATCAAATGCAGTATCAAGAAAACTTGGTGTACCTGGTAAACTTGAACCAACATTACTTGGATTTGGAATAATTTCTTCATCACTTCCTGCTGCAACTCCTGAACCAAATCTCATTTCGGTTTTACCATCTGTTCTAATATAAGTTTTAAATCTTTTAGATGTCTTAATAAGTTTTAACAAGAATGGTGCAAAATTTCTACCCTCTACCAAATCAGGAGAATTTTTTTCGTTATTTTGAAAATCAGCATAAACCGTATCTTGTGCCAAAAACGGAACTTCATAATATTTGTTATTATCACTATCTGTTACGGACATTATTTCTAATACAGGATAATTTGCTAAAGCAATTCTTTTATACTTTTCAGCTGCACCAAACGAAATAGTTTCTGTGGTTACATTTCCACTAACTGCCTTTACCGATTTTTTTAACAACCACTTTGATACATTTTGGTCATCATCAATTTCTGCTATACTATCTTCTCTTGGACTCATTGAACTTGAATCTGAAAAAATTACATCATCAATAGTTCTAAATACAGTTCCATTTGTTGATGTTACTTCCATACCTGACATTACATTAAGACAATAATTTTCATCAGGTAAGGAATTTGGTGCAGATGTTGCAGGTACGGTTTGATAAACATCCAATACCACACTGGCAGGTGATGATAATCTTGGTTTATATCCGTATCCTTGTGCTATTTCATATATGGTTTTCTTTTCTTCTGCAAAAGATAACAAACTTTCTTTGAATTGTTCATCCATGTAATAAGATAAAGTATCTCCTACATAAGATGCCATTTCAATAAACATCATACCTGGATCTGATTCGTTGAAATCGTTATAGGTATTTGGAAAATATGTTTTAGCAAATTCTATAAGACCATCTCTAAAAGCAGAAAAATCTTTGTTTAAATATTTTACATCTTTACTGACACTCTTTTTAGCCATCTAAATTCTCCTATTGTTTTACGGCTGATTCAAACTGGTCAAAACTTATAGAAACTGATTCAAACCTATTTGGTTCAAATGATAACCCAAAATCTATATCAATATTTATTCTATTAAGGTTATAATCTGGTTTTGTTATATCTATCTTTTTAATGTTTATATAT